GTTGTACTTCCACATACCGAGGCCAAGGTAGGCTTGGTTGCTCTCGACGATCTCCCACCGGTCACCAACGTCCCCTAACCAACCGATAGTGTTATTACCGGGTAACGTCAGGGGTCCGCCGCCGGGTAGCATGTTTGCCGGACTTGGGGCGACCGCAGTGGATAGCGCGCCGGTGGTGACGTACCGTGCGCGCACGTTATAGATAGTTGAAGGGGTGAGACCCCGTATCTCCATAAACGCGGTGCCAGACACTAAAGAGCTGGTGTCTATCCAGTCTGTCGAGGCGTTCGGTTTGATCTGTACGTCAAGTCGCGCCAGTGTTGGGTTAGGGAACGTTCCGCTCACCCGGATAATAGGAAGGGTCGAGCCGCCCGCTGTGATAGACGCGGCGACCGCCAGCCAGTCGGCCGGGTCTACGTTCTGCACCGTGGACGCAGGGTCGCGAGGCATAGACCCACCGGATGTGGTAGACCCGTCTTGACTTAGCGCCCAAGTGTGCAAGTCGGCTGGGTCTAACCGAACGGTAAGCGTGCCGCCTTCAGTAGCGGTTGCGTCGTTTCTGATGACAACGGCGGTGGTAGAACTTATGCCGTACTCGCCAAGGTCCAGAGTTACGCGGGCTCCTGAAGGTATGCCGACGCCGTGCGGTTTAATCGGTAGCTCGACCACCGGCGACCGGCGAGCCCGCAGGTTGTACGCCGCGAGTTGCCGGGCTTGTTGGGCAGAGGAGACGTAGGGGAAGTCCATCGTCTCGGTACGACGACGGTTACCGTCTTGCGCGTCGAGGGTGGTGTCGACCACAGGGGCCGCCGGTACTAGGTCCCACCCGTCCGCTTCAGACCGGAAACGGGGGATTATCCGAGAGACGCGAGCTTTGCGGTCAGTTGAAGGTCTCTCTACGGGATCGCCCGCTAGATCGCTCTCTCGGATAGTGTACGCGCTCGCAGCAGAGGCGAAGAAATCGACAGAGGCTTTACCGTCGTTAATTGCAAACTCCGCGCCGCCCGCTTGCAAAACTGCGCGCAGAACGTCCGCAGGTGTCTCCGCGGTAACTTGCCAGACGCCACCGACGGTCCAGTTATTAGCCACACAGATCGCGCGCCAAGCTGCAATCTTGGCTTGGTCAATGTCCGAGGCCGCTAGGCCTACCCCTAGACGGGTGCCGTTAGGGGACTGGATGCCTCGCAGAATAGTATAGTAGACGTCGGCCGGGTTACCGCTGTACCCTATGCTCAGGGTCGAAGCGTTGTAAATCTCGGTTGAACCTTGCACAGTCCAAACCGGAGCAGGGGCGCCGCCGGTGAAAACGTTCGGGTCGTACTCGTAAGTAAGGCAAGCGTGAGCAATCCCGGCGCCGCGGTGGTTTGGCGTCCACTCGGGGATCGTCGAAGGGCCGAACGTAGGGGTCCAGACTTGGGTCCACTCGCCGTTTCGGTAAGTGTTCCAGACCTTATTTGCGTACTGACCGCTAACCACCATACCGCTACTGGTGGGCGCGTTGACACCGTTAAGCGCCAGTGCCTCGATAGCTTGAACAGGGCCAAACGCAGACAGGGCGACGATGTACGTCAACCACTTGTTGTTGTTCTTACCTGCGCCGTGCGTAGTCGCCACAACTGGCGTCCCGGCAGTCCCGGTTCGACCAAACAAGAAGGGTCGCGGGGCTTGGGGGTTCGGCCCAAACCTTATCTGTGCGCCACCATTTAGGTTCTTGGGTTTGGGCGATAGCGCCTTCATAAGCTGCTGTATCGCAACCGTTCGGAGTAGTAACCCGGTCGCCGCGGCTAAAGGTGCCCCCGCTGCGACTGATGCGCTTACAGCAGCGTGAAGCGCTTGGTCAACTAGGCAAAGGTTGACGCCGTTAACCGGGACGAAAGCGGCGACGTACCCGGCCCCTGTCCCCAGCCCGAAGCTGTACTTGAACCCGTCACCGGGAAAGGCGACAACGTCACCGGCAAGAGCCTCTAGCGGTGGGATTTCTTCAAAGCGTTCATCGAGATAGGCGTCTACGTCCCCTAGTTTCTTCAGTGCCCGGAAAGCCGCTTTCTCGCTATTAGCCGCGCGGCCGTAGCCGGGTATCAGGCTTTTACCGGTCAACGCTTTGACGCCAGCGTCGGCAAGCGCTGCGCAGTGGTGGCCTTTCTCGTAGTCAAGAACCCGGTGCATCCATTCGACAACAACCGGCGCTATCAGTTGTCCGCGCTCTGTGTTCATCGTAATGCGGCGTCCAGACCGCCGTAATCGTTACCGCCGCCGCCGCCGTAACCCGGGTCGCTAAGACCGTTACCGCCGAGTATAGGTCGCTGCGCGTCTCGGCCACCCCAAGGTAACGTACGGTCCGTGTCTAGCATGAACTGGCAAAACTGGTCAGAGCTGTCTATGATCTTCTGAGACCTGTCTGACAGGTCTAAATACTCGTCGTCGTCTCCGACGTAGTCAGCGGGGGACGACACTTCCATGTCGACGATAGGGGCGATGCCGTGCGCGATAGAACCCACATTGAAGAAACCCAACCGGTCTTGGG